AAGAAGTGAGCAAGTTGCTGATGATACGCAGACTACAAATACAACTTGAGGAGAGAGAACAAAAATGATAATTGATTGCAACTGCCCAAAAGAAAAAAACTGTGCAGGACATATCACAATCCAAAATTCACAACTCTTGATGAGTAACTATAAATATATGAACAGAGATGTTCTTGACGATATTGTTACTGTACCAACATCTCCCTGCTTTATGTGTGGCGAAGAAGGTACTGTTGATGTCATTAGAAAAGACTGGCATAACTTTATGTGGGATATGCCAAGAAAAGAAGTCAAAGAGTATTTTCCTTACCTAGATGAATCAGGTTGGGAACAAATCATCTCAGGCTCGCACCCTAAATGTTTTGATGACTTGTTTAAAGACCAATGAGTAAAGTAAAAGAAAACAACACCTGTAAAAAGTGTGACAAGGTAACTTTACTAGACGGAAGGTCACAACTTTGTTACGACTGTAACAGAGGAGACATTTAGTGTTAAGATTAAATCGATAGCTAGGTTTCATTCCCTGTACCTAGCTACAAAGCAGATAATGAAGCAGTAGCTTTGTTTCATTCATTCATCTAAACTCCGAAGCTACTGCTATCTGCATTAATAGTGAAAATCACTAAAAAGAGTTGCATTGTTTTTTATTTGTAGTAATCTTTGATTATGAATGAAATAAACAAGGAGAATAAAATATGATATACAAAAATAGTGAATTAAAACAAATAGTTAGTTTTTTAAAAGCTAATAAAAAAGATTGGTTATCAGATGAACAACAAGAAGGAGAGCCTTATAAAGTTCAGTCTTATAGTCATCTTTTATCTTTAGCTGATAAATTTTTCTATATAGAAAACAAATACTAAATTAACAAAAGCAATTAAGCCACCAACATTGGTGGCTTTTTTGTTATAGTAAACCTATGGCAAGTTTATCAAGCATAAGGTCAGGTCTCTCAACGAGACTTGCAACAATTTCAGGACTAAGTGTTTATGCCTATGTTCCTGATTCAATAGAGCCACCTACTGCCGTAGTTGGAGTAATGAGTTCAGTAGATTATGATTCTACAATGTCTCGTGGCTCAGACTCATACGAAATACCTCTTTATCTTTATGTCTCAAGAGTTGACGCAGAATTATCACAAGATTCGCTTGATGAATTTCTTGCAGGAAGTGGAAGCTCAAGTATAAAACAAGCAATAGAAGGAGACTCAACACTTGGTGGTGTGGTATCTTCTGCTAGAGTTGTTGAAGCAAGCAATTATGGTGTTTATACTATAAACAGTATTGATTACTTAGGCGTAGAATTTAGCGTGGAGATAATAACATAATGTATGAAGTAGTAAATGGCATAACAGTTGGAGATAAATATTTTGCTAAGGGCGAAATTATTGATAACAAAAAAGTGCCACAAAAAAGTATTAAATGGCTTCTTGAACAAGGATTACTTATCAAGATAGATAAAGCATATAAAGAAAAAAAGTTAGCAGAATCTACTAAAGTAAGAGCAAGAGATGATAAAGGACACTTTATTGCAGACGACCCTTCCACCGAAAAGAACGAAGCGTGGATAGAAAAGGAAGAAGAATAATATGGACAAAGAATTTAAGTCGGTAAGTTTTGCTTTAGATACAGAAGCCGAAGGAAAAGTAGAAGCAGTATTCTCAGTATTCAATACAGTCGATTCAGACGGAGATGTTGTTGTACCCAACTCATTAAAATCAGCTTGGGGAGAGAGTAAAGAAGTACCAATGGTTTGGTCTCACAAATGGGAGTCTCCTATTGGTAAAGCTACAATTTCACAGGACGAAGAAAAAGCAGTAGCAAAAGGAGAATTTTTCTTAGATACAGACGCAGGACAAGAAGCATATAAACTTGTCAAAGCTATGGGAGACTTACAACAATGGTCATTCGGATTTCAAGTAGATGACGCAGAGGAAGGTCAGTTTACAAAAGACGGACAATCTACAAACGTCAGGTACATAAAATCTGCAACTGTTTATGAAGTATCTCCAGTTCTTGTTGGTGCGAATCAATTAACTCATACGCTATCAGTCAAAGAACAAAAAGAACAAGATGTAAAAAATGTTGAATCAGGTCTTAGATTCACAGATGAAGCCAAGAGTGTGCTTAACACAATCGACAGTTTCATTGATAGAGCAAAAGAACTTACTTCTTTACGCTTAGAAAAAGGCAAAATGTTATCAAAGTCTGCTCAAGATTCACTTATGCAGATTCAAGACCGAATCCAAGAAGTCTATAACGATTTAGACTCAATTCTTGGACTTGGTGCAGAACAAGAAGAAGCAAAGCAACCTTCTGATGAATTAGACAAACTTTGGTTAACAACTCAAGAAGTCTTGGCACAAAGTCAAGGCATAACTATTGAAGGAGAAAACGAATGAGTAAATTAACAGAACTCAATCAGGAACTCCACGCATTAAGAGAAACACAGTTTGGTGCTATCAAAGAAATGAAGGACACTTTTGAAGGTGGCTCAGAAATTTCTGTTGAGAAAAAACAAGCTATCGAAGATAGAAATATCGAGATTGAAAAACTTAATGAAAAAGTAAACGAGTTAAACGCTCTTGAAGTTCAAGAAGCAAGACTTGAGGACGCATTAGAAAAAGGCAAAGAAGTTAAATCAATGCCAATCCACAATGACGAGCCAAAAGAAGTAAGAAAATCTCTTGGTGGTCAATTTATGGAATCTAATGCTTACAAAAGTTTTATGGAAAATGGACAAAAGAACATTAACTCCGAACTTAAGTGGAATCCACAAGTAGAATTAAAAACTACTTTAACAGAATCAGGTTACCCACCTGCTGTTACAAGGTCAGACTTAGTAGTACCTACTGCTACACTTGACCCATTACAAATACCTGACCTTATTGATACAATCACAACTGACAACTATCAATACAAGTATTTGGAAGAAACAACATTCACTAACAATGCTACTGCAACTGCCGAAGGCTCAGCTTTAGGCGAGAACGCATTAGCTTTTACAGAAAGAACAGAGAACATCAGAAAAATTGGTGCTTTCCTTCCTGTAACAGAAGAATTGTTAGCTGACGTTTCAGCAGTACAAGGTTATCTTGATTCAAGATTACAAACAATGGTAAGACTTGCAGTCTCCGACCAAATGATTGGTGGGTCAGGCTCAGGTGCTAACCTAACTGGTATCTTGAACAAATCAGGAATCAATACTTTTGATTTCTCAAGTTTCTCAGGAAACCTAAAAAGAATTGGTCAAGTTTATGAAGCAATTACTGAAATTCAGAAGGATAGCTTCTTAACACCTGACGCAATTATTATGCACCCTTCCGACTGGTATCAACTAGTTACCGAAGTCAATGCAGTTACAACAAGTGGTAGCTTAAACCCTCTATTTGTTGGTGCAGGACAATTCGGTGGTGGCGTTGCACCTACCCTTTGGGGACTTCCTGTTGTATTATCAACAGAAGCAGGTGCAGGTACAGTTATTGTTGGTGTGTTCGGTGGTGGACAAGCAATTCACGTTGTCGCAAGACAAGGTATGGAAGTTGCTATGTCTGACTCACATGATGAGAACTTCGTAAAAGACATTGTCGTTATGAAGGCAACAGTCAGAATGGGTATGCCTATTTATAGAGCAACTGCATTCTGTTCAATAACAAACTTCTAAGAAATTAGATAAAATGGCTTTGATGTCCCATTCCTCTTACGAGAGTGGGACATTAAGCAAAAAGGAAATTATGATATTAAAAAAAGATATTTGGTGTAACGAAAAAGGCGAATGTGCCGAATCAAATGACGGACTTCCTAAAGGTTGGAACAAAGGTAAACTAATGGGTCGTGCAGGTCAAGAGATGAATGACGCAGATTATAAAGCTCTTAAGTTTGTTACCACAAAAGCAAAAGCACCTAAAGAAAATAAAGCTAAGTAGGTCTTAAATGGCTCATACACAGTATGTGGACAAAGATGACTTCAAAGCATACATTGGTCTCTCAGGTACAGGTCAAGATAGCAACATAGATACTGCTATTGATTCTGCGTGCAGATTAATAGATAATATTTGTGGTCGTAAATTTAGCCAAGATGATTCTGCTAATGCAAAAGTCTTTACTCC